GCTGGGGGTACCTTGATATAGCGCGAAATCACCGGGGCATAGCGAACTATCTTAACGATGGTGGAGTCCCCGGGCTTATCAAAGTACCCCCAGCTCACGGAGGCGCCGGCCTTGTTCAAAACCCACCTTCCCATCTTCTTTGCGGCTGGAAGGCCCCGCACTCGCTGTTCGTCATCCGTAAGGATCTGCCGGCCCCGGAACCAATCGTAGGGGTTGCGCCCAATCATGTATTCCGACACGGTTGTAACCATATCCAGGATAGGCGCCTGGGATGGCATCTGCCCAGCTGTCAGACCGGCCACTTGCACTGCCGCCTCCAAAACGTCGTCAGTGCCGGTCAGCATCTTCCAAAACACGCCATGAATGAGCCTCCCGACCTCGTCCATCGGGATCCTTAGATAGACGACTTGATCGTTGTCCGTCATCCCCATCGGAATTACGATATAACTGGTCTTGTCATATTCTGTGACGCGGTCGTACATCTCCTTCATCTTTTTACCTGCGAAGCCGGCGGCGGCCAGAAACGCCAAGAGGGCAGGGACAAGGACCGTTGCGGTTGTTTTCCACCAATATCCGGCGCGGGTCCGCGGGTTCGTAAAGGCCCCCTCGAAATCGCCTCGAAACCCTTCTTTCGCGGCGTTCAGGAAAAGGAAAACCTCGTTATACCAGGTGTACCCGCGTCCCTTACGGAGAAAGTTCGGGGATCCGGCATAATGCTGCACCTCGTGGGTTATCAGTCTCATTGGGATCCGGCCAGCCTTGATTCGCGTTTGGGCCCCAGCCACCTTGGGAAGAAGTTCTATGAAATTTCCCAGGTCGCTGATAAAGTCCATCACGGCGATGAATGGGTTCCGCTTTTCCTTTCCTGTGGCTGGCCCCAAGCCGTACTTCTTTTGCAAATATTCGATCTGGCTATCCTCCCCCTCCGCGCCCTTGAACATGTCGTTATAGGTGATGCTGGACATCCCATGCTCTCGCATGTCATGAATGATCTGGTCCGGGCGTTTCCCCCAAACTGCGGAATAGGCGGACGGCGCCGCGCGGTAATAGGCCAGCAGTTGCCCGGCAAAGGAGACATCGGGGTTGAGTTTCCAGCCGCGCATAAAGTCGCGGATTAGGTTAAAGCTCTGGAATCCCAGGTTGAGGTTGATATAGATCGGCCGGAACCATCCCTGATTGAACCAGCGCAGCGCGCGTATGATCGCGCTGTTAAACTGCTGTGGGGTATAATTCACGGAGTCAGCAATATATGGATCCACGTAAAAATGTTTGGCCTTCCCGTCCACGTGAATCGTGAGTATCCCGAACCCCTCCTTCTCTCGGGGCTCCCGGATGGGTATGTCCCCTTTCATGCCGATAAATTTATATTCCGCTTCCTTGATTTCTTCCGGGACGTTGTCCATCATGAATTTGTGGACCATCTTCCGGGTCTTTTCCCGCTCCACCGCGCGCTTCATCGAAATCATCTTCATGATTGAGGCGGTTAAGGGATTGGCAATTTCCTTAAACGTCCCCACCTGATGAATGATGCCGGCACTAATGTAATCGGAAAGGTAATCTACAACGGCAAATGTGGCGTAGGCGTCGTTGTCCTTGTATTTGAGGTAATTCTCGGCAGATATAAGGCCGACGTCATACATTTCCTTGAATAGTTTCTCAAAACCACCTGCAAAATTCTGGATCGCTTTTTCCAGCTCGCTCCTCTGTAGATCGTTGAACTTAGAGAGCAGGTGTTCCAGAGACTTCTGCGCCGTCATAATGTTTTGCCCAAGCGGATTGGCGATTTCTTTTCTCTCCTTAACGACGCGCCGGCGTTCGAGATACTCTCCGATGTCTTCCTGGGAGATCCCCAGGCGCGCGGTTTCTTCCAGAACATCTTTTGAAATGTCTCCAAGAAGGTTGTGAATTTTTCCGCCCAAGTAATTATATTCCTCAAGGTAATAGATGGGATTGTCTTCCGGATTGAGTTTCTTCCCCTGCTTTTGCAGTTCTTTGACCTTGGCGATCAGCGCGGCGTTTCTGTCCACCAGCTCATCCTTCAACGTGAGCCAGAAATTCCGCTTCCGGAGGGACCGCTCCATGCGCTTCTGATACCAGATTTTCTCTCCCTTCCAATAACCCTCGCGGGTGTCAATGGATCGTTGCTCCAAAATCTGCTTCCGTCCTTGCTCCGTCCCGAGCAGTTCGTCCAGCTCCAAAAGGTTGAACTGCACTTCGGGCTTCTTTTCCAGATTGTCCCAAAAGGCTTTATAGAAAGTGGGAGCCATCTCCTTTAGGCGGAGAGGCTCATTAAATAGCATGGAAAGGGCCTCCGCGTAGAGTTCCTTCGCGGAAAAGCGGTATGCGGTGTACTTGGCGTCCTTGTCGGGGTCGAAAGGATGCCAGTATCGGGTGACCGCTTTAAGCTCGTTCATCACTTGCTCTTTGGTGATGAGGCCTTTTTTCTTGATTTCGTCGGCCACCATCTGATTGTAGGTTTCCCGGATAAGAGGCCACATGGCCCGCCGAATCTCCGGGTTCTTGATATAGTTCGCCAGGGTATAATCCGTGTGGCTCAAAGCCTCCTTGATCGCCGCGTTCTTCAGCTTCCGCCGGTCCACAGGGTCCAGGGCGTCGTTGGCGGAGGGAAGCGGGTCAATCAGGGTTTTGCGGTACCCAATGAGGGTCTTGAGCCGGCCGAGTATGTTCCCGCGGTCAAGGTGAAAGTTTGAAAGCCAATCACCCAAATGTCCAATTTCGTGCGCCAGTATTTTCGTTGCCTCAACCGGATCCTTGAAAATGCCAATGTCCAGAGATATGCTGGATTCCGGTCCGCCTGTTTGCCCCTTAAAATACCCGAGATTTCGCCGCAGCTTCTTTACGGTTGGAATATGCCCAGTTAGCAGCCGCACGAAGCGCACCAGTTCCGGCATTTCGATATGAGGAATAAAGTCGTTTGGCGATCCTGGCCATACCGGGTTCTTTGGCTGTTCAACCTCGCCATCACCAGCCGCTTCTCCTTCTGGCGGTCCCCCGGGCCCTGGTTTTGTGCTGGGTGCCCGCGCGGCCGCGCCGCCCTGGGGTCTCATGGCTGCTCCGCCGCCGCCTCCTCCATTCTGCTTCACTGAAGCAGAATCGCGCGCGGGAGGCTGGTCCTCCGGATCGGACGCGCCGGCCCGCTCCTCCTCCGCTGTGCCAACGGTTGATTCGCCTTTGCTCATGTCCAGCTTCTTTTCCAGTTCTTGCTGTCGCGCGGCCATGTCCTTCAGTTTGTCAGCATCCGGGAAAGGCTTTTTGACTTCCTGTTCCAGATCCTTGAGCTTCTTTTCCAGGGTGGACTTCGCTTCGTGGTATGACTCGAGCTTCTTCTTGAGCGTTTCCAGCCCGGACTGATAATCCAGGCTCTTGATCAGGCCGTCCGGGGAATCACCGATGAACGCCTCATACTTGAAGGCTTTTCCTTGAACGTGGATCCGGTCAGGGTTGCCGGTGACGCCGGCGGGATAAATGAAGAGGGGGAGGCCCTTAAATTCGCCGATATGGAAGTCCTGGCCCACGCGGCCCTCAACGCGGTGCTGCCTTGCCAGGAGCATGATCTTCTCGCCGGCACGGACGCGCTCGTCAATTTCCATGCTGCCAAGCGTGATCTTGAAATTCTTTGGATCGTACTTGGAAATGGTTGCCAGGTCGGCCTCAATCTCCGTGATCGTTGTTTCCAGGCCTTTCAGTTTGTCCGGGAGAGCCGCTATCTCCATGTGAGCCATGTGCTGGTTGTTGAGGAAGGTCGTCTGCAAGGATTGCATCTTGGCGATCTTGGCGTCCAGTTCCACCTTTTCCAGAATGGTTGGATCCCCGGTCGTGATGGCTTTCATTTGGGCGAAGTTCAGAACGACGTCGTCAACGTCCTCCACTTCGCGGGCGCTTATCTCCCCGGACATTACTTGAGAAATGAATTTTGCTTTTCTCTCCACAGTCTGCCACATGAAGGCGTCAAAGCTTTTTTCTGTCCCGTAATTATAAATCTGGACTTCATCGTGATATAGGTTGCCCTGCCGGAGTGCGCGGCCATTCCGCTGTTCCAGCCAATCCGGCCGCCAGGGGACGTCCAGGTTGTGAAGCGCCACGATCCGTTCTTGCACGTTCATTCCAAGGCCCATCTTGGGTGTGCTTCCAACCAGGATGCGGATCTGCCCGGAGTTCACCTTCTCTTCCAGGAGCTTCCGTGCGTCGGCCGTTTTGGCGTCATGAATGAAGGCGATCTGTTCCTTGGGGATGCCTTTGGCAACGAGCTTCTTTCGGATATCGTCATAAACAGAGAAGTGGCCGCTGGTCCCAGGCGTCCCCAAATCGCTGAATACGAGCTGGATGCTCCGGGTTTTGGCATTTGCGCGGAAAATGTCCACAAGCTTATCCACGAGCAGATTTGACTTGCTTCCGGGATAATCTTTGGCGGTAGGATCCACCAGGCGCATGTCCATAGCGGCCTTCCGGCCGTCCGTTGAAATTTTGAGCATGTTGTCGTCCGTTTTGTCCACCCGGCCGGCGCGCACATCCTCCGCGCGCTTCATGAGCTTCTGGACATACTCCAAAAGTTCCGGGGAAGGCTTCGAAATGACCGGCTGGGGCGCTCCGCCTTTGAGTTTTGGGACCGGGAGGTTAAGCATCTTCGCTGTTTGTACGTCCGCCACCTGGAAAAAGATGTTCAAGAGTTCCGGCATATTTGAGAATTTGGAGAAGCGGGACACGGGCCGGAATCCTTTCCCGGTGGTGTCCAGTTCGAAGCCGGTCACGGTTTCACCGAACGTGTGGGCCCAGGCATCAAAATTGTCGATCCCGTAGGACTTGAGCATTTCGTTCTGGAGATACCTCTGCATGATGTAAATTTCAGCGATTGTGTTGGTGACGGGCGTTCCGGTAGCGAAAACGATGCCCTTCCCGTTGTTCACGCGGTTAAGGTACTCGGTTTTCATGAACATATCGAAGGCGCGGTCCGCGGCGCTTGTGGGGATCCCCTTCACCCGCGTCATTTGGGTTACCAGGAAAAGGCTCTTATAATTTTGTGCCTCGTCAACGATGATCTGATCAATCCCCAGTTCCTCAAATGTGAGGCCTTCATCTTTCTTTTCCTGTTTCATCATTGCCTTGAGCTTTGCCTCTATGCGCTTCTTGGCTTTTTCCAGTTCCTTGACCGACATATTTTTTCCGCCGCTTCCGCGCGCTGCCTCAATGGCATGTGTGAATTCCGCCATCTTGTCGTCCAGAAATTTCTGGATGGTTGCGTCGCCCATGCGGATCCGGGAAAAACTGTCATGGCTGATGATGATGGCGTCCCAATCCCCGGTGGCGACCCGGGATTTAAATACCTTGCGGTTGGCTTCGGACAAGTCTTGGCTGTCAGCAACAAGCAGATTCGCGGACGGGTACATCTGGAGAAATTCAGCCGCGGTCGCTTTTAGGCGGTTCTTGGGGACCGTGATGACCGACTTATTGAAAAGCCCGATCCGCTTGCTTTCCATGGCGATCCCGGCCATTTCCCAGGTCTTGCCAGCGCCCACGGCATGCGCCAGGAGAACATTTTTTCCCTGCAAGGAACGAAATATCCCATTTTTCTGGTGTTTTCGGAGCTTTTCAAATATGAGGCGGTTGGCTCCCGGAAGGGTGAGATGCTTCCCGTCATAGGTGCGGAGGACGATATTGTTTAAGTCTCGGTTATAGATGGCGGCAAGGTCTGTGGCACGTTTTGGATCTGCCATCACCCAGGCCTGGAACTTCTCTTTGATCTTCTCCTGTTTGTCCCGCGCCGCTTCCGTTTCCGCCTTGTTTACAACAGCCTCCCCCGCGTCCCGGTCGTACACGGTTGGCAGCTTGTGGTTTAAGGTGTCCGAGATGAGATTAACGGCGGGATAGCGGTCTGTCCCCCAAGTTTTGGTGTTGCCCACGTTGTCGGACAAACTCCAGCGATTGCGGCCTTCATCCACGGCCCAGGTAGCGGCTTGGGGAATATAGGTGGTGGTGATGCTGCTCTCAAGCGGCAAATTGAAGAGTTCCGCTGCAAATTGATCTACCACTTCGGCCGGGATCCAGGGTGAACCGAGCCGGGCCTTGATCTGCGCGGGCATCAAGTCTTTAGGCTGGACTTCTTTCAGGGCGTGGACATTCTCTTTATAATCCGGGTCGTTCTTGGCGGCGCTCTCCGCCAGTTCCAGCTTCCGGCGCACGTTCCCGCTCAAATATTGATCCACGGTTTCGTATTGAGAGGTTTCCGGGTTTTTGTAGATCGATCCCTTCAGTTCCGCGATCAGATCCGCGCGGCTTTTTCCGGTGAGCGCTTCCATGCGAGCAAAGTTAAGCCGGCCGGTCTCGTTTAAGGAGACGAAGAGAGATTCGAGGCTGGTTTCTACGGACTCCACTTTAAGATCCGGCGCGAGAACGCGCTTTGAAAAAATGTCCGCTTTCTCATAATTCCCGGTATCCTTGTTCTTTTTTTCAATGGCCAGCATCATCGGATAATCTGGGTCAGGAGCAAAGACTTCATTTTTTTTGGCGTTGATCGGCCCGTAATTTGCGACAAAATTGTCGTAGGCTTTGTTCAGCGCTTTTTGGTCGGCCGGGATCAGTGCTTCATTTCCCATGAGCTGGTTGCCCATGGTTGTTCGAAGCTGGTCCCGGACTTTGAGGAAGGATTGAATGTGCGGGACAGATATTCCTCCGAATTCCTCTCCGGTGTCCCCGATCTTCTTATATACTTTTCCTCCATCCACAAAGAGGCCGCCTTCCTTCACGAATTCCGGGGCCGGTACGGAAACTTCGCGCACAGCGCTCCTGGCGGCCGCCGCGGCCTTATATATGTTGGCGTCCAGCTTCGCAATCGCCTGGGTCAGTTGTTGTGGAAGGTCCCCGGTGGGCTCCAATGTGAATTCCTTGTCACCATACATGGTCCCGGACATGGCCGGCTTTCCAAGCATCATCGCCGGGTTCTTTGCAAAATAAGAATTGATTTCTACGGATTCCCGGCCCACTTTCGTTTCCGTGGTTTCAACCCAGGAGGCGTCCTTCGGGGTTTGCCAGGATTCGCGCTTTTGCAAAAAGATGATGTCCGTCACCACTTCGGTCCCGGCATTCTTCTTGAACGCGGTGTTGGGGAGGCGGATGGCTCCCACCAGGTCGGCTCGCTCACTCAAATATTTTCGGATGCGCGGATCCTCCGCGTCCATGGTGTATCGGCTCGTGATGAATGCCAGCAGCCCGCCGGGGCGCACCTTGTCGATGGATTTGGCGAAAAAGTAATTGTGGATGCTCCGGGCCAACCCCAGCTTCGCATAGGCCGGGTCATGGACAGGGAAATTCCCGAATGGAACGTTTGAAATGGCCAGGTCAAAATAATTGTCCGGGATCTTCACGGTCTCAAAACCCTGGATCCGGACGTCCTCTGCGGAATAAAGGGCTTTGGCGATCCGTCCGGAAATGCTGTCCAGCTCCACCATCGTTATCCTAGAATCTAGGATGATGCTTTCGGGCATCATGCCAATAAAGTTCCCGACTCCGGCCGCCGGCTCAAGGATGCGGCCATCGGTGAACCCCATACGCTTTATGGCTTCGTACATGGAGTTGATCACTTCGGGGGACGTATAGTGGGCGTTTGGAGTGGACGCGCGGGCGGCTTCGTACTCTTCCGGCGTCAGGAGGGCTTCGAGTTCTGTGAATTTCTTTTTAAATTTGGGGTTGTAATCGTCAAAGACTTGAGGCATGCCGCCCCATCCGACGTATCGGGCAAGAACGGGCATTTCCTCGGGCAGCGGCGGCCGGCCTTCCAGTTCAAGCTGTTTAAGAAGCTTGATCGCGGCTATGTTGTTTTGGTATTTTTCTTCGGGTGTGCCTTCGCCGATTCGGTCAGCGGCGGTGATGCGGTAATTGGAAAGTTTCTCTAAAGCAGATTTTCGATTAAGCTCTCGCTGTCTGGTAGAAGCTGGTCCTCCTCCGCTTGAAGGTAAACCCACTCCTCCCTCACCAGTTCCAGGGCGATCGTTGCCGCCTGTGCCGGATCCATCCCCCGGCTTTCCAGCTTTTCCTTCTCCTTGTGGAACGCCGCCGCGGTCCGCTTGTCCGCGTTTTGGAGCGCTTCCTGGAGTTTCCCCGCCTTCTTTAAAGCCTGGTAAAGCAGCGGGAGGTTCGCCCTCCAATGGATCTCCGCCTCTTGCCCCCACGGGCCGAGACCCTTCCTCTCCTCGCTCAATTGGTGCAGCTTCAGTTCTGGCATTGGGATCCTCCCCTTCGAGTATATCACCGTTTTTCCCTTTGTCAAGGACCCTCTCTGCCTCCTCAATCATTTCAAGCCCCGCGGCCGGTCCGCCGGCTTGAACCTCTTTCAGGTATCCGGCTTTTGCACCTTCGAGAATCTTGTCATAAGGCATTGAGCCATGCCTTCGCAGGAAAGTGAGCGCCGCGGCTTCAAGACGCTTTAAAATGTCCGGTGGGATTTCTCCGGCGGCGGGCGCCGGCGGCTCTTCAAGCGGGAGTTTTGACAGGTCAATCTTTATCGCCGCGCCGGTCCGCTCGCGTATTTCCTGGACTTCGAAATAAATCTCTGCCTCTGTTTCGGTCAAAGGCCGCTTGGCTTTGAGGGCATTAAAATCTTCTTCGGCTTGAATGAGTTCTCGAGCGCTCAAGTTCGATACCGGCCGCGTCTCAATGCTCTCCGCGCCGCCCAAAACGGCGAATTGACGCTTGCCCGTCTTTAATTGGGTGTCGATAAGATCAATGAGTTCCTGACTGGAGGTATCGCGCGGGATATAGCCCGCTTCAGCGGCGGCTTCCCTCATGTGGTCCAGGGATTTCCCGGTTTTCTTTATGAGGCGCTTGTCTCCAAGCTCTAAAATATCGCCGGAATCCTTCCCGGGGTCGATCCCGCCATTTTTTATGACGAATTGGACGATGTCAGATTGGCCGGCAAGTTTCTTTTCCTGGGGGACAATGTCCTGGAGAAGCGGCGTGTGGGACGCCGTTACATCGGCGGGCGTTTTTGGGGTCGGAGGCTTTACTTCTTGGGCGGGTGGTTGTTTCCCGGAGGGTCGTATCTCCCGATCGTCTGCCCGTCCAGCTCCACTCGAACCGGGTTTGGGTAAACCTTCGGGTACTTCTTTTGGAGTTCCTTGTCGCTCAAGATCGGTGGCCGCGGCCTCTTTTCTTTTAAGCTCATGTTTGGTACCTCCAAGGTTATTGTACTTCTCCAATTCGGGAATGTCAATGGGGGTGGTTCGCCCTTTCCCTGCTTTTTTTGCGTCGTAAAGCCTTTTGTCCGCCCTCTCAAAATTGACGCCAAACCCCGCGCTGAAGTTTACCCCTGTGAAAAGCACTTCCCCGGTCGTTTCGTCAATAAATTTGGCCCTCTTAAGGTCGTCCCTCACCTTATCCAGCTTTACGGCCAGATCCGACGGATCCTGTTTGTTTAAAATGATGAATTTGAATTCTTCCCCGCCGTCCCGGACCGCGATCAGGCCGTTTTCGTCCGCAAACTTCTTGGCAAGATCCCCAACGGTTTTGAGGACCATATTCCCCATTTTATGGCCGTAGGTGTTGTTTATTTTGCTGAAATTGTCCAGGTCGGCAATCAGCATGGGCATCTCATCCAGCGGCTTCTCCTCATTGTCTGGATGCTCATAGGATGGGAGCTTCGTGCGCGCCTCACCCAAGAAATCGCTCTTTAAAAGGCCTGTCCTTTCATCCGTGTACCGGACCGCAATCAAGCCCAGGTCGTCCAGCCCCTTCTTTCTGGCTTCTTTGATCGGATTGGCCTCTTCATTGAATTGGATCAGGTCCTTGGGGTCCCCCTGCTCCCCGGATCCAAATGGCGCAATCGTACCCCCGGCGGATGGGGCCGTAGCGGCGGGCTCAAGCTGGATTTTGGCCAAATCTATGGGTGAGGCCGGCGCGCCGGTGGATCCGGGCCCACCAGGAGGCATTGTGAGAGGCCCTTTCGGGCCGGGAAGCTGTCCAGCGGGCGGTGGCGGGACGCCTCCAACATCAACCAACGTTCTGGCAACGTCTTTCCCTTGCGCAAACAGGCGCGGCATGACCGGCTCTGCATCCGAGACGAGGGCCTTGCGGAAAGCCTGGTACCACGGCTTTGCTGCCATCTTGGTTACCATAATCTCGGGGATCAAAACTTTCGTCTCTTCGCCCGTCTTAAATGTTTTTTTGGCCAATTCCTGGAATCCGGGCACAGCCTTGTTCATGAATTCCCGCATCCCTGGATTTGCTTCCAGGCTGCCAAGAAAGTCTTTCACCTTCTCCGCCGTGAGTGTGATAACTTTGAGAGGCATGGTTTGGACGACCCGGTCATAGGCAACCTTGTCAAACGCCGCACCGGCAAGCTGCCCGGCCGCTGAAAATGCCATAAATCCGGCAACATTTTTTGCCACATCTTCAGGATAGGTGGAAAAAGCTTCTTTGAGCGTTTGATCTTCTTGGGTCACCTTCCTAAATTCTTGAGAGGTTGCATAGGGGATCCCGATGGCTCCGGCCTCCACCAGCCGGGCCAGCCGCGGCATTTGAGTGATGAACTTGGCGATCTTGGGCAGTTCTTTGACTGGAGTAAGCACCGCGCCAGTCCCCGCTGCCGCGGCCGCTATAAAGCCAAGGTCCATGACAAGCTGAAGCTGTTTTTGGCCGCTTTGAGCGGCTTCCAGGGATGGGTGTCGTTTCCCTGCAAGGTTCTTTGCCAGGTCTTGGGCTTCGATTTCCACCATGGCGTTGACGTCTCTTTCCCAGGCAGCCTGCTCTGGAGTGAGCGTCCTTTTATCATTCCCCGGCAGTTTTATGGATTGCTCGTACATGAAGGGTTGGCGAAGTTTAAAGACCCCGGCGGCTTGAACCGTGAAATCCTTGGCCGTTTTCATTCCTTCCGTTACGGGCTTGAGCGGCGTGGCTTTGGGGCCATACATCTCTTCGAGGTATTTGAGTGGGGTGGATCCCGGGACGGCCTCCGTGGCTCTGGCGGCGCGGCGGGCAAGATCCTGGAGAAGAGGCTTAACCTTCGGTGCGGAAAAAGGGGCTTTTTCCTCTTTTTCCGCACCGGGCTCTTCAAGGGTGATCCCCGACAGGTCTATTTTTCCGGCCTGGGCCGGCTTACCAACCTTTAATAAGTTGGGTTGTTCGCTGTCTGGAAGAACCCTCTTTTTTTCATCATCGAGAGGAGAATCCTCAAGCTGTATGATGGAGAGGTCTAAAGCCATTACTTTTTCCCAGCACCCCGGAGCTGGAAGATCGCGTCTTGAATGGCCTTGGGCCCGATCAGCTTTCTTTTTTCAGCTTCGGACAGTCCAGAATACTTTTTATCCAGAGCCATGGCATCCAGGATTTCTTCCTGTGCCGTTACGGCCCATTCGTCCGCCGTCACGTTCTCCGCCGGCTTATAGATGGTAGGTCCAGGATCAAATTCTCCCGTTGGGGTCTTTTTCCACCAACCACTTGTCTTTTCCTCTCCGCGATTTCTCACCTTGACCAAACTCAGCAGAGGGGCAATCGCCTCCACTTGTTTTAAGAAGGTGTCGGTCGTAGCTTCCCCTGCGGCAATTTTTCGCACATATTCCTTGTACGTTTCCTTGGCCATGGTGAGCTGCGGGTTTTCTTTTTCCGACGGCTCGCTGTAATTTATAATTTGCTCTTTCCGTTTAAGTCCCGGCATTTTGGGAAGCGGGGTTATCACCCCGTTCTTCATCGTGAAGAGTGGGCCGCCTTCAACAGAATCATCATCTTTGGCCTTAAACTTCAGTGGCCGCTCGGCTTCATCCGTTCCGGCCGCCTGATTAGGATCCACAACATAAAGACCGTTGGGTCCGCGCATGACAAGCCCGCCTTTTGGGATATCGGGCTGCATGTGGCCGCCTTGGAGCAGCGCCCTCTCCATCAGGGCCCGGTCCTGGTCCGCTTGAAGATCTGCCCGCGTTTTAAGCCAATTTGGTGTTGCCATCGTTCAGCCTCCTTTAATAGCCCCTATAAATACTCATGGCATCTTTCCCGATGGAAGTCACTTGCTGGATCTGATCCAGGATATCCTTGTCTTTTCCTCTCGTCCCCAACAGCGCGCGGTCATAGGATGCCGTGCGGTCCGCCGCCGCCGTGTTCTCATCCGAAATCAGCTTCGAATAGAATTGAGCGTCTTGCTGGCTCAGTTCCCCGGTCTTGAGGGCATAATTGAGGATCTGGTTCAGATAATTCTGGCTGGACGCCGATTCCCGTGAGAGCATGCCTTCCCGCTGCGTGATGAATCCGCCATACTCCTGTCCTAAAAGCTGGGACATGAGCTGGGCCTGTGTCTGGGCGCTGCTGGCGGCAATACCACGTTCCTGAGTGTCCCGGGCCGCGCCGGTCTGGTATTGCAATCCCAAAGCGGCGGATTTCGCCTTTTCTTTTTCCGACTGTCTCCCCAGCTGCGTTTTCAGGACGTCCGACCGGGTTGCAGATTTTGTCCGCTCACCGCCGGCCATGAGCTGGGCAATGGCGTTGGCCTCGATGTCAGATCCACGACCCGGGCCGGCAATGCCTCGGTCAAAAAAGTCCATTTTGGCGGATGCCACGTTTGCCCGGGTCCCGCGGTCGATCTCGGAGAGCTCCGCGCCCAATCCCTGCGATTCCACGAGTTTAAGCGCATCCTCAACGCTGGACGGTCCGGTGATGGACGCCAGAAGATCCTGGAAATATTTGTCCGACGTTTGTTCCGGCGGCGTGTAATAATCCGCGATCTTTGGAGCCATATCAACCAGGCTGGACAAAAACGGCTGATTGCCTGTACCGCGATTGGACGGAGACATGCTCTTGATCAGCGAATTGACAAGAGAATCTATGGATTGAGGGGCCGCGCTATTATCAATCGCGGCAGGGTTTCCAAGATCCATTGATGTGAGATTTGACCCTTCCGGCCCAACCCGATCAAGATAAACCATCTTTCCCGTGACCGGGTCCACATAGGACGCGCGTCCTGTTTTGTAGAGTTCTGCGTTTTTGTCGCCTGGAATCATAAAATTCCCCCTTAATTGTCCGTCATGATCGTGTCCGGTTCGTGATAGAGGTTGGCCCAAAGGATCTGCCATGCCAGGTCGCTTGTTATCGTCCACCTAAAAGCGATTGTTTTGCCCTGCTCAATATCCGTCGTTGCAAACGGGATCCTGAAATCCTGATATCCGGACACCCCATCCATTGCATAATCTGCCAGGCTATAGGCGGCGGAGATGCCGTTGATAAAATAATCCGTTTCCAAAGTCGCGGCGCTTTCAGTCGTGGTCATGAAAAGGTCGCGGAAAGTCGTCTTAGTGTTCAGGCCGGCCGGCGCGAAAGCCTTGGTCTTATAGTAGGCGGTGATGGCCGCGCCATTGTCGCTTGTCCCAATCTCTGCCTCCCATAACCCGGCGGCATTCCCAAAGAAGAGGCTGGAATCATAGATCGCCGCTGCGGTCATGTTGATCCCGGTATAAAGGTTCCATTCCCTGTTACGATCAAAGACGAGGACGGAATTGTTCGCGGCGGACCCGACTGCCACGCCAAGCCAGAACCTTTGATTTATCCAGGCCGATGGAACGTCAAGGGTGGATCCCTGCTTCCAGCGCACGACAAAATCGTTCATGCTGACCGTATTCGTGGAAAACCGCCGGTTAAAATACGCCGCGACCGTTACATAAGAGGAGATCCTTAGTGTTGGGGTGGTGTCTGGGACAATGGTTTGGCTGGCAATGAATGTCGTTTGATCCGAAATGTTTAATGTCGTGTCCGAATCGGAGAATATTCCATATGTGATCGTCCCGCCGTTTTCGGTGGAATTCGCTGTAAAGTTTCCCCAGGCGGAAGCATCCGTTCCGGTGTTAAACGATTGAGACGTGAAAGAAGAGTAAAAAATGTAGGCTGGGCTGCTGACCTGAACATAATCCAAGCTGAAGCCGCTCCCATCATCCGGTTGAAGTGAGAAATAATTTGAATAGGACGTCACAGTGTCAATGGCGACTCCGGGAATGCCGGTCAAAGGCAAGTCAGTTACATTGTTGTCCGAATACGAAGATATAAAAATTCCTTTTTCCGTCCTTGTAACGCTGATTTTTTTAAGCGGCGCAACGACAGCGAAGGCAACGGATGCCGCGATGGTGGGCCCAAACCCAATCGGTCTGCGATAGCGCAATCCAAGTGTGCCGCCCGCATCATAGTAAAACTGATATCCCTCTCCGGAAAGATCTGCTTGCGAATTCATGAAGTCATAGAATCCGGTTCCAAGATTTGTGCCGGAAATTGTCCATGTGCCGGTGCTGAAGTTGCTGGGCAAATTTATATCTGCAAGGCCGGCCGGCAAACTTAAAAGCTGAAGATCCCCATTCACGACACCAAAAGAACCGTTTACGACATTCCACGCTGGGCTGGACAAATAACTTGAATCGTCGAATCCATCGGCGGGCACAGCGATGGTCGCCTGTGCCACAAAAGCCACATCGCCAGCGACCGTGTTCGTGCTTAACCCCATGTTGGGGTTTCCGCCTGACCCAAGGGCCCACTCTCCCTGTGAAGTTTGAGTCCAAGTCCTTTGCGTCAAATCTCCCTGCAACACCGTGTCCATCAGGGTGTCGATATCTTCGCTGATCTTCCTCAAAACTGGCTCGCCGGCCGCGTTTCCGCCAAAGGCAAAGACCCGGCGCCGGGACCCAAGGAACCGCAATTCACCATCACAGTCCTGAATGCTGGTTGGATATGCGCTCCCGACCGTCTCGCTGTAACTCCGGGATCCAAAATTGCTTCTTCGGCTCCCATGAATTCCACCAAATGCCGCCGGCTTAAACCACATGAGCATGTCGTTGAAGGATGCGTAGAGCGCGGTTATAACCTCATCCAATGCGCCTTGGACCGGGATCCGGACAGGATCGGTCTCAACCGGATCCAGCGCTAGGGCAAAATTGTGGCCCTGAAGATATTCGGAGCCATAGATCGTTCTTTCGTCGCTACCGATCCCGGCCGCCCATAGGCGGGCCTTGTGAGACGCCAGCATGGCCGGCCGGATGGATTGGGACGTCGTAACAACCGCGCTCCCGTCCCAATACTTGAGAATGTCCGTGGTGTTGCCGAAAAACCACCTATCCCCCAGCTGGGCCGCGGCTGTCTGGACGTTCCTGTCCACCGTGGCAATAAAGACCGTAAAATTGCTCTCGCCGGTTGAGGCAAGGAGCTGCGTGCTGGTCCGGACAATGAAATACCGGGTCCCGTTGCTGTGCGCAAAAATCCATTCCTGGTCGATTGCTTGAGTGCTGAACCGGACAAACCCTTCGCGCGGCTTGATCCCGCCCAATTCGTCCGTGACCACATTTTCAGAGTCCGGTGATTTGCCGTCAGTTATAAGGAGCGGGTCAGTGTCGGTATTTAACCCTTGGGGTTTAGGGATGAGAGGAAGCGTTGCCCCCTGCGCCAGCGACAGCGCGGCGAAGGCGAAAACGCTAATGAGGAAACAAAAGCGGCCATTCATTTGCCTACCGATTAACTCCAGGGATTGCTATTCCAGGGGTGTAGTTTGGCATTTCCCCGAGTTTTCCTTTCATGGAATTTAAAGTCGAGGTATAGAGCTGCTGGTAGGTGGACGCCTCTGATATTTTACCTTCCGTCACTTTCAGGCGGACCACGGTATAGTAAATGAGCGCGGCGTGGTAGGGGTAAAGGTTTCTGCGGTTTTCAAACGGAACATCAGTGTCCGCCGATAGGTCCGACATTATGTAGGAATACCAGATGGTGACTGTCCCGGTGGACAGGTTGGTCGGGATAGGAATGTAGGAGATCCGGAGCGGCGCCGATTGCTGGTTTCGCGGGTGAGTGGCTTGGCTGATCCAGTATGAGTTTGGGGATCCTGAGTTTCTTTCCCATTGTGGGTTTTTATCATAGAGGGATTTTTGGGGTTTTTCCTCAAGCTCAAGAAGCTGGAAAAATTTGTCCGTGAAATAAATTTGCTTGACCCCGATAACATCGGTCGGAAGGATATAATAAGTGGTCCGTGGGGAAAGAGTATAGACGGTGGTTTTGTCCGCAAGGTCCCCAGCGATTGTGATTTCGCGCTGTCCTTCATTGATCAGGTCATTGAGGACGGTATCGGAATATCGGCGGCGGGCCGTATCGGCGGGATTGTCATGCACTTCACGGCGGATGGATGTCCGGATATCGGAAAGCGTGAGCGCTTCAGCAGAATGAATCCCTATAATGCAGAAAAACAGGAAAAGTGATATTATGCGCTTCATCTTACCCTCCTAACCCCTTCCTTTCTTTAGCTACCGGGCAGCTAACCTCGACAGACCAATCGTGATCTACGGGGAAAATTTTGCTGTTGTCCACGATGCACTGCGGTATGCTGTTTGGCTCAAATTCCCAAATCTGGTACACATCTCCAGGGAGAGCAAACCCGCCGCCCTTCACTTGAGTGTCCTCGGCCCCGTCCTTCGGGGTCATTATCACCAGGACGTAATTCGTGTCGGGTTGGGTCAGCGTGTGCGTGAGATAAAATGGATTGTCCGAAACCTGGTTTCCCTTCGTCTTAAACGCTGTCGCAACGGTTTGCTTGGTCTGCACCGGGTTAACAGCAACGCGGAGAAAATAAGTCTTAGGCTTAGGATCCTGGGCCCACAGAATCCCGGAGGCTACGAGAACGAAAAGGAAGCTAAAAAGATTGATTTTCAAGCCACGCCTTAAAGAACCCAGGAGCGTTATTTCTCTCGACCGTTTTATCCCACCACCAAAATGGCCCTACAATTCCACCCATTTCCCCTGCCGCGCCCGTCTTGGCCTTGCCGATATTCATAGCTGACCCACCCCCACAAGTGTTCATATCTGCGATCGAAGAATTAGACCTAACCAGTTTTCCATCGTAATAAGCATCGGTATGGCCAGCCTCGTCTCGCCAGAATCCGATCATGTGAGGTTTGGTGTCGCGCCCATACTCGATATTCCAAGATGACATTGTTCCAATCCCGGCCGCATTTAAATTCAAAGTCTGGTTTGCCCCGCCAGTAATTTCAAGGGAAAGTCCACAGCTGTTGGCCCCTTGCGACCAGTTGAAAATAGAAACTTGCCCCGCATCAAAGCCTATGGAGTAATCAGAGATTATAATGGCCCACATGAATGGCTTGTTCCCGCTGAAATCGAACTTGGTTGTGACGTTCGTTGTTAAGTCAATGCCAGCCGTCGCCGTCAAATAAACAGCGTGACCATAGAGTGGCGCATAAGTAAGTGAGGCTGGCCTTACGCTGAAAAGAGTTTCTCTCCAATCCGCGAAAATTTGGGTTTCCTCAAGCCACGCGGCCGCCCCGTTCAGCGTCATGTCGAGTCCAGACTTGCTTAAATCCCTGGCCACGCCGCCGCGGCCATCTTTCATATCAACGGCAAGGATGCAATTTGGGTCAAGCGGGTCCGTTGGGTTGATCGCATGCAGCGATTGCCCCATGAATATTAAGAAGAAAAGTATGCCGCTGTGTATTTTAATAACGGGCCTTGGTCCACGCATCCACATGGAATTTTCCTCCTCTCGTCGGAGGGCCGCTTGCGTTGGTCGTCGAAGTCCAAACTGTAAGAGTCTCCCCAGCGTTAAGAATCACTGACGTTGAAATGATACCGCTGAACCCATCCCCGCGCCCGATAGCTGTGGCTGTGGCCATCGAGACGGTCATGTTGTTGAACCTATCCTGAATAACCGGATAAGCGTTTGCGAGACTCCCGAAATTTGCCGGTCCCGTGGTAATCACCAGTTTGAATCCAGAAAAAGAATTCGTCGAAGGATGAACCGCGTCGAACCAATAGGCCACGATGGTCATGGTGTCAACGCCCGCGCTGATGCACGCGCGAGGAGTTGAGCAAGGCCCACTGGTCGAGAGATAAACCGTTGGGATATCCAAGACATATGAGAGTGTCGATCCGGAGATTGTCCCGGACGTCCCCGAAGCGCCGGCCGATCCAGCTGCGCCGGCCTTCCCCGTGACCTTTCTCTTGATCCCGGCCGCTTCAACGGTCCCACAGTAAAGCAGCAACGCCAAAAAAAAGAACATGAATTTTTTCATTTAAGTTACCTCCGCCCGCTTTGGAGGTAATAAGTTTCATATCCCCCGGCACCAGCCCCAGCAGCGCCGCACGTTGAGGATCCAGACGATGGCGACCATATCCCATAAATGGCGGTTTGACTTGGGACAACATAGGAATCGCCGGCGCCAAGATTGGTGGAATCACTGCTCAACACAATCCCGAAGCTGGAAGTGTATGTTGTGTAGCTCCGGTCTGGATATAATGCCAGGGCCGCGCACGTGCTTGTGTTCACAATCTCACGAAAGCGCCAAACGGATATCCCGAGAGCCTCTGATGTGGACGTTTGATGCCCATAGGCGTTCGGCGCTTCCGAGGAAATCACAACGACATTGGTTGTGCTGATTGGCACATTGATGAGCCTCGATGTGTTTCCATACTCCTCATAGATTGGGACAACCGTGAGTTGACTCTCCGGCCCGCCGATGGGCTGCGCCCAGGCGGCGCCGGCCCATCCGGCCGCAATAAACATGGCCGCAAAAATAATTCTTTTCATGCTAGCCTCCTCTTATGAAATGGTGCCGCCTTTACCGCCAGGACCGTCTCGTCTTATACCACACCTTCTTATTGCTCAGGGCCGGAGTCTGATCGAACACGACCGTTGAAAAAGTGGTGTTGACGGAGAATCCGGGATTATTTTGAGGCGATGATACGTCCCCATTTGAGTCCGTGACTTTATAGACATCGGACGAATTGGAGACCTGGTTTGAAAGCCCTATCTTGTTGCCCCATCCGATCCTCAGAGTGATCAATTCGGGAAGGCTGCCAGCGACAGGCAACGCCTCCGCAAGCTGGGCCGTGAAGCTGGAGATTTTTGCAAAGGCTACATTTCCTACGCCCATACCGGATTTTTGGCAAGTCTGATCCTGGCAAAGGCCCGCTCCAGGAGCGGTGGACAGAACTATGCTGACGCCGGATGTGGTGGAGAAGGAGACAAGCTCGGAGACAAAGTATCCGGCCGCATCATATCCATAAAAGGTCGCGCATCCAATTAAAGTCATGGTGGAGGCCGCGCCTATAGCTCCAATGACTGAACTGGAGACGCTGATGGTGACGTTTCGAGGGGCACCGGAGGACTGGATGATTTCGTGTTCAATATACGTCGTTGCTGAATTCCTCAAGGTGTTCGTCGAAACAACGAAGCCGGCAGCGCGCATGCCCAGTGTGTTACCCGAGGAAAGATTGAAAAAGAATTCCGTGTGATTGGCAATGCCGCTGGTAACCTCAATGCTTCCGAAGTGGCCGCTTTTCCATGTTTCCGTTGGAGAACCGACAGATTGCCGCGCGTTTTCAGCCGGCAAAACATCTCCGTCGTAGTCAACCCTGACGACAGGTTGCGAAGAAACTCTGCTTGATCCAGGCCCACCAACGCCCCAAGCGTCCGGCGAGAGGCGGTCCCCAGGCTCTCCCGCAAAGACAGGAGAAGCCATCACAACGGCAAGAAGAGCAAACCCGACAATTTTTCTGAACATTTTAAACCTCCTATGATTTATGCTTCCGCTGCGATTAAACTTCGCCCCTTGAAGGACGGAAGTTTTCAAAATTTCCGGCGTCCGGATCATCCTTCCCAAGAATCCGGAGGATGTTTTTAAGCTCATGGGCTTTCTGGCGGAACTTTGGAGACATTTCTCCTTGAGCCATTGCGTTCACAGCCCTTCTGAACTCCTGGCTGGCCGCCCCGCCCGGCTTGGACGGCGTCAGCTGCGTGTCCTCAACAGGGACCATCATTTTACGCATTTCAGCTTTGAGCGTCTTGGCTCTCGCCTCTAAGATTACAATCTCCGCCTTTGTCACCGGCCGATTTCCCTGCCTTTTAAGGACAGCTTCCATACGCTTTATGTTGATCCTGTTCTCATTCTGATCCGCTTCGCTGGCTCCGGGCGGGTTTTTGATGAGGTGTTTCTTCATGTCCCGGGTGTATTCCTGACTGTCCCCATTCATATCCCTTTTTTCCGTAACTATCTTTCCCTGCAACCGGTCTTGCTCACCCATCGGCATGATACGCGTCCGCGGGTTTGCCATTTCCTTAAGGATGTCGGCACTCATAGGGCACTCTCCTTTTATTTGTTCTGAAAAAAAGCGGCACTCTTGGCGCTCGTTTAGTGTTTAAGCAACCTCTGCGAAGAGGAGCCATTCCCATCCGGTGCTTCCGTACCCGTGAAAACTGCGGCACGAATATTTCGCCGTCATTCCGTCAAAAACTTCCGCCTCTTGGAAGCTGACAGGATCCACGGTTTGCCAGATGTTGAATTCCTTCTGGAGTTTTGAATCCGCAATTCCCCAGTTGTTGGTGTCCTCAAAGCGCCGGTCCGTCACTGCCCGGAACGCGCCCTGCATGATGTTGATGGTGTTGTTCGCTGTGTTCACCTGCCCCTTCGACTTGATCACTTCTTCGAAGGAATCCTGTAAGTCAATCCCGCCGTACAGCGTGTCCGGCATGATGTCCAGGATTTGGTCGGTGTTGCTCAGGAACTTCCGCATGGTGATGCGGGCAGCCGCAAGGGCCACGGCCGAGAACGCGGTCGTGATGCGGTTGCTTTGGTTCGCGCCGCCGTTGTTGCTGGTGTGCGCGGCGTTGACGAGAGACAGGCCGTCCCTCGTTAGGTAGGTCGTGGTCGCATCGTTAAACCACGTTGCTGAATCGCCGGCCAGACGGCGCCTCATGGCCATTGCCAACATTTTGGGAAGGCTGTTCGCGATCCTCTGCTGGTCAACCCTCTTGAACTCGTACTCAATACGCATGCCCTTCGCGTAGAGTTTGTTGGTGATGGTGTTCTGGTACCCCTGCTGCACTCCCTCATACTGAAGTTCCTGGTCGAACTCCGGCACGGTTCCAAAATCCCCTACTTCGAAGTAAGTCTCGAATTTACGATCCGAGCTTACCTGGTCGAAGTAGACTTCTCTCCGATCCTTGACCTCCCGGCCCATTCCAAGATGGAAAATCTTCTTGTAGTGGGGGAAGTCAGAGGCCTGGAAGTTACCTCTATTTATGGTCATTGGTCAGTTCCCTCCTTCTTTTGTTTTAGTCGATGGTGTAGGACGCGGTCGTGGTGAAGATAACGTCCGCCACGAAGCGCACCGGCGCGTTGTGAAGCCCTGTTTTTCCGGGATGCACTTCCGGGTCCAGGCATTCGTCCTTTTCCGAGGCCCGGATCATCCTGATGTCCATGATCCTGGCGTTGACCGCACCGACAGCCGCTTGGCTGGATAGTTTGGTCCCGTCCGCAGTGAGGCTCACGAGGGAATGGAATCTCCGGAGAATCTTGATGATTCTCGAAGTGGATCCATCCAGCGCTGTGCCGAAGGCTGCCTTGAGGGTTGCGGATCCAGCAGCCGAAGCCGCCAGATATTGAAGCTGACCGCGTCCCGTTCCGGCCGCAACATAGATAAAGCTTGCGTCTATGTTGTCCTCAAGTGAACCAACCGTCAGCGTAGTGCCTGACGATGTCGCCACGATGGAATCCGCAGTTGCAAGGGAGAATTCCAGCTCAAACGTCGGGTTATTAAAAGCCAACCCGACTTTTTTCCGAACGAAGTCTGAGCCGTTTTGAAGGGTCTCTCCATCCACGGAGTAATCAAGCGTCTCTTCCAAATAGCCGAGCATCCCGGGGATATCGGATGATCCGGAGGCCACAACGGCGGCTCCAAAGTCCGTGCCGGCGGTCGTTCCTACCCGGAGCATGGCCCCGTTGGGAATATCTGCCGCGGCTGCATAGATGGGGATTAACCCATGCCGCTTCTGATCGTATTTGCTGAGTCGTGCATTCATGTCACTTTCACCTCCCTGATGTTTTGTGTTTCAGATTTATTTCTTTTTCTTCTTGGGTGCCTCGCCGGACTCATACTTGAGGACCACAAGCGTCCTCCCAAATACGGCCTGGGAATCCTGCGCACTTCCAGCCCCGGCATCAATTGATGCGCCGGCGAGATCGTAACCCGCTTCCGTTCCACCAACCTCTTCAAGGAACGTGGCGATCCGATGCTCAATTGCTTTTACCAACCCGAACCCGGGGCCGTCGGCCCTTTCATTCGGATTAGATATTACGGACAACACTTTTGTTTTCACCATGATTATCTCAACCTCCTCCTGTCACTTCGTTTTGTGCTTGTATCGTTCGCGTCTTTAAGTTTTCGCTTGAAAGGAGCCCAATTTGTGGAAAGGCAAAGAGGGCATCCACCTTTCGGGCCCGTTCCTTCGTTGATATTTTCAACCTCTCCGGCCGCTTCCTTGCTGAATGTCCTGGACTGCGTGTCCACGGCGAATCCGCACTGCTGGCATGTGATGTAGGTCGTCTCCCCGATCCTTCGAGCCGGCTTTAATGGGAATACTTCTCTCCCAAACCCATCACTTTGCCTTTGCGTTTCCCGGTAACTCATTCAGGAAGATCGATATCCTCCAAGTTGTCGGTGGTCAGATATTTGATGTATTCCGCCTCCGGCATCTTGGCCATCTTCGCGGCTTGCTTTTGTTCCGGCGTCAAGCTGACCGCCTTTTTTAATCCTTTCGCTCCAGGTTTCCCGTGGGCGCCGCCCGCGGCGATCCGCCTGTCCCGCTCACGGCTGTTCAATGCCTTCTTGACTTTGCCGCTTGCAGCCATTCCGCGCGCGTAAATCAGCGCTTTTTTGAGCAGTTGTTTGTCCGCCCGGATGCGCGGATCGTAATCCTTCAAGAACTCGTCCATGCCCTTTCGGTGGCCCTTGATATCCTCAAACCCTTTTTCCTGGGCCAATTCGGAAATGACAGCCTCTTTTTTGAATCCGCCAATCTCGGACTGGATCATGTCCGCGAGAGACTGTCTCTGCCCGGCCAGCAAACGAAAGAGCTGCTGGATCCCCTGCCGTCCAAACGTCCCGGGCATGCCGTCTTTTTCAGATATTCCGAACTGATCCTCAATCTTTTGCCAGTCGGCATCGGACAATTCTTTCGGCTCTTCCTTCTTGTCCGGGCCCTTTTCCAGCTTGTCCAGGCGTTCCCGAAGCTCGGCTATTGTGGCGTCGCGGGGATCCTCTTCTTCATCGGCGTCGGGATCGGCCTCCGGTTCATCTCCGGACTCATCCGTCTCATCTTTATCGGCATCCGTTTCTTTGCCGGTTTCATCCGTCTCATCACCTTCCGGTGTTTCCAGTACATCTTCCGCTTCCGGTTCTTCTGCGGTTTCTTCTGGTTCCAATACATCTTCTTCCGGGTCCGCTATAGCCGTTCCGCCTTTCGGACCCTTCCCGCCGCCAGCTGCGCCTTTTCCTTTCATCGCATCCTCCTGGACATAAAAAATCCGGTTAAAGCCTCAAGGGCTCAAACCGGGACTCGTGATAGTCTCTGTGGTTTACTCGCTCAATCAGGAGCGAATATCTGGTTATTTATTCTTTGCTTCGTGTTCCTCGATCTTTTTGATCGCGGCCTTCAACCTACCAATCTTGTCCGATGCTGACATCGGGTTCAAACTCTTGCGCTTGGCGGCCCGCATGCCCCTGTTTTTCATCTTTCTGGGCTTCCGGAATCCCATCATATGACGATCACCCGGTAATTTATTTCCTTGCAGCGCCGGCATTTCATGTCCAACCCAATCTTGACGGCCCGCTTTATCCCGTCAAAGGTTGGCGCCGCTGTGATCCTCAACAAAAGCTTGTTGCAAAGCTGACGGTCCATAACGCCGCAACACCGGACGTCTACCCACCCTGGCTCATTATCCCCGGGCAGGGCCCATTCCTGGTCCGCGGCCGGATCGGCCGGGAGAGTTTCAGCCAAGCTGCTGCTTTCTGGCTCCAAGATCTTTAATCTCCTTTTCGACTTTTTCCAGTGAATCTTTATATCCCTGCTCATTTTCCACCATGTTTTCGATGGCAAGGATTGCCTTGGCGGCCTTCCTGATGCCGTGGGCTTTCCAGATCACGCGGTCCGGGATAGGATGCGCTTGCGGATCATATTCGTCCGCCCGGTCGTCCAGTTGATCCACGCCGGCCAGCATGCCGCCCATCTTTATGCTGATATGCTGCCACAGCGGCCCGGCAATGTCCACTTTGATTTTCTCGATGAGGCCAATGGTTTTAAGGAGGATCCCGCGCTTGGCGGTCTTTTTCCTTAATTCTTCGTTCACTTGATCAAGGGTCATGGTCTGCTTTTCTTTCGGACGTAAGCTCGTCGGCTTCACGGTTGTTTCCTCCTATTTTGATTGTGCCTAACTCTGCAAAACCTGGCATTTGTGCAAGCTCGGCATGCCCGGTAATTGCTATTTGGATAGATGTATGTGTTTTTTAGGTCAAAGAGATGGCCTCTTTTACATCTTTTTTTCATTGCATTTTTTGTTGAAAAGCTCGCACCGCGTCTCTGGTTTTCAAAGTGAGTAACAACTTCTAAATGCCCTGGGTTTAGACACGCGCGATTTTTACAAAGGTGATCAATTTCATGTCCTTCTGTAATTTTTTCCGCAAAAAGCTCATAAGAGATTCTATGGGTTAATGTAGCCGATATTGCTGGTTTAAAACCCTGGGATTGTCCGTAACCATCTCTGTTAAGAATTCCACCCCACAACCAACAATTTATGGGGCCAGATTCCACAACTCTTGAAAGCAATTTTTCCTGATAAATCAAGCTGCCTCCTGTAATTGTGCTGCTAGGTTTTGCTCGGTAATTTGCTTTATGAGATTTTGGGCCCTGACTTTATCCGAGAGGCCTTTCAGTGCCATGGCTTTTTGCTGTTCTTGGGCCTTCATTTGCTCCATTCTGGCCTCTTCCTGTGCGGCTTGCTGTTCCATGGCCATGTTGAGGATGGCCTGTTTGGCTACTTGGACATCGTAGGCTTCGGCCTCTTCCATGGTAGGGATATATCGCGCGTAATCAGGCACACGGCCCTTTCGGAAGGCCTGGTGCATGGCCTCGAGCCTATACTTGGCCTTTTGGGCCACCAGCGGCTCTTTAATGGCTATCCCCCACTTCTCTATTCCTTTCCTGAATTCGTTTTCGGAGTTCATGACAACACTCAATCCCTGCATCTTGAGCCTGATGCCGGACCGGAGAAACTTCTTGGAAAGGTATTTGGTAATCTTTTTCTTGCCTTCCGTGCCCTTGTACTGGATCTGCGCCGGCCCAAACTGATAAAGGTGAGAAAGGCAGATCTGCCCAACTTCCTCAACGCCATACCGTAGTTCGGACAGCGGATCCTCCATCCGAATGTTGCCCTGATTGACCAAAAGCTGGGTCTTGTTCCCCGGCGCGTTGGGATCCTCGGGTGATGGCCGGCCGCTGGCCAGGAAGGCGTCTATCCCCATGATAAGCGCCGCGTAATTTAAAAGCTGGGCCTCGCCGCGGGTAATCGCGCCGTTGTCCGTTGGCCGCACATCGAACTGAATGAACTTTTCAAATGTCCCGGCCGGGAGATGGAATACCACGCCAGGGTGCCAGAGATTTTCGTCGGCTTCGAGGTCCAGCTCTTTGGCAAGGCCCTTCTCCATCTTGAAGCTGGGGATATTGCTGATCTGCCAACCCTGGACACACATGTTGTGGAGCAGATCCAGCTCTTCGTTTAAAAATTCAAGCTGCCCAACCACAGACTTGCCGTCAATCTGGTTAGCCCGGCGCTCTATCCTCAACTTGGCGTAGTATGAGGGCGTCCGATACCAGTAAACCTTGGCGAACATGAGAATATTGTGTTCCTTGGTATAAATGAACACGTATTTTTTCTCAACGCCTTTCTGCTCAAGCCGCATCCAGTAGGTCAGCTCGTAAAATTCGAACTCGTCTGCTTTGTCCCCCCGGTTGATCCCTGTGATGCTTTCCTGATTTGTGCGGTAACTGGTGGGGTCGGAGCCGGCCGCCTTCTTCGTCTTTTTGAGGAATTCTTTACAGGCATCCTCGTACCACTCCTCCGACTCCATCTTCTGGCGGACTTCCTCGCGGCGGAGATAGAACCTGTCTCCGTGGCCGCGGCAAAATTCACGGTCTAGGCTCCGGGCATTGGAAGGAAACGTGACGAAATTGATTCGCTCAATGACATAGGCTTTTGGCCCATAATAATTTGTGCGCTCGGAAGTTACCGGGACTTCGATTGGGGTCTCATCGCTGCCGTTTGCTTCAACCAGTTGGGCCAGAACGCCCCACTCCTTTTTAGACAGGCTTGATTCTCCGGGAGGAAACTCAAGTATCAGATCTTCAAGATTGCGGAGAAGAACCCGATCCTCCACTTCCTCGGTGTCCACGACATGTGGGATTTTAAGGACCGCAAGGCCGTCCCGGTTGACGCAGGGGAAGGCTTCCCCAATGGCCTCGGTGACGTTCCACTCCGCCCGGGCCTTGTAATTCATCATTTCGTCAATCTCCGGGAGCGCATCCTGAACGCTGTCAAACTCGGGATCCGCTTCGGTTTCGGCATACCAAAGCGTTTCGGGTCCAAGGATGGACCGCTTCTCGATGCTGGTATAAATTTTGAGGTAAATGCCGATCAGGTCGATGTGGGTGTGGAAGGCCCCGGGATAGGGCTCGTCGCTGTCGTCAATTATCCCTTCTGACAGGTCGTACCAATGCTCAAGCTTCTGAATAAGCGGCGCTGTTTCGCTTTCCCAGGCCGAAATCTCTTCTTTGAGTGTGCGCCGGATCCGGGCGGCTTGCTTATCCGTCAAATCAAGAAGGTCGTGGTCCTGGTTTGAAGAATCCAGGCCGGCTTCCAGGACTTGAATGTTGGAAAAGTCTATCTTCGTTTTAAGCACTCATAGTGTTGCTCTTGGCATCCGCCTCCCTATTTGATTTATGAACAAAAACCATCCGTCACATATCCTCTGCATCGTCCCAGGCATCTCTCCAGGCCTTCCAAACGCCGCTCGGGGTGGACGCTGCCGCCAGGATAATGAACCAAATAATTCTCTTGGTCTTTTTCATGGTTTTTTCATTTCCTCCAAGGACTTCCTGGCCGGGTTTGTTGCGATATCAACGACGCTGGAATCTTCCAGTTGGACGTCGTACCCAGTTACAACGTCCTTCTTTTTCTTTTGATCCCAGCTTTTTGTCTGCGAAATACCGACAACCTTTCCCGAAATGGATATTTTCACATGCTCGCCAATGGCCAAATCTCCAGCCTGTTCCTTGGTGAGCTGAAGATGAGTTGGCGGCTGGTATGGAGTTGGAGATATTACAGCGCCGTCCATTAGTAATCCCCCTCTTCTTCCGCGTCCGGCATGTCGTTGTCCGGTTTGCCCATGGGCATTCCGGGTTTCTTCATTTCTTTGAGAGACTTCTTGGCCGGGTTCACGTTCATCTGCTCAATTGACGTTGTCTCAATCTGGATCCCGCCATCCTCATCCGATGTCTTGGTGCCGACCACCTTGAGTTCCACCTGTTCCCCATCTTCAATTTTGGCAAGATCGGGGTAATTTGCTGAGTCAATCGTGATAATTTCTCCCGGCATGACAGCCTCCTTTTACTGGACGATCTTGATGGGGCCGGCTGGGTTCGCCAGCTTGGCCCGGCGCGCTTGTTTCTCCATAATGATAAAGGCAAGGTCCTCTCTGATCCGGTCCATCCGCCCAAGAATGATATCCACTCCATACGGCAAGCGGCTTAGGTTCTCCAAATTAAACGTGATCTGAACCGTGTTCGATTCGAGCATATCCGGCTTATCATAACTCACTTCGGCCAGCTTGATCCTCTGGTCCGAAGGCGGCACCGCCGCCGGAACTTCTTTTACGTTCTCTGTCATCATGGCTCACTGGCCTCCTTTTAACCCCATAGGGTATAACTGCGTTGCTGCCCGATCTGCTTTGACGCTCGAAGCCGGCGCGCCTTCGTGGCCTTTCGCTTGGCGTTGTGCCGCATCTGTTTAAGCCGGCGCTGGTTAGAATTCAAGAAAATCCCACTCTTCAAAATCTAGGGTCATGCCGCAAGCACCGCCATTTCGGTTCGGCTCGGAACGATCAAAAGGGCGTCATATTCCCGGATGAAGGCATAGCGCTTGCCCTGGTAATCCACGCGCTCCGGGGAGCAGAACTGATTGAAGAATATCCGCTGGCCAGACTTGATCCTTTTGTCCATCACATCCGGTCCATGCGTAAGGATAATGCCGGTGTAATGCCGCTCCATGTCGATTCCAACCTTCTGGATCTTGGTTCCCTGGAATTCCTTTGTGCCGTCCTCCCACTCCACGAAAAGAATGTCGTCCATTGGGGAGATGTCGATCGGACGGTTGCCAAAGAAAATACCAAACAGGTCGTTGGCGGCGCGGCTCTCCCTCATCACAATGAACGGCTTTTCGTTGATTGCGGTTGGGGATCCGGCATACCGGCTATGAAAAATGGCGTCACCGGGCTTAACCTTGGTGACTTCCGGTCCGACAGCGCGGACCACGGATTTTGTTTCCTCATGGGACTTTTCCTCTTCTGCGGCGATCATAATGCCATCAATTACCGCGATCCGGTCAAATGGCTCCGCCACAATGACGTCCCCGAGCGGGGTACAAAGGCTGGTATCGTAAGATTTCACGGCCCGCTTGCTCACGCTGCTCCTCCCAATGATTCACCGCGCTCGCGAAGGAACTTCTCTCCTTTTGAGCGCTGGCTCTCTTTCACGGCATAATCGAAATCGGAAAAATTCATCATCGGCAGTTTTGACGGGCATTTCGGGCAAAGCAGAGTCGATATCACGGTGTCGTTGATCATCATCCCTCCACAGGTATAGCACAGGCAATAAACCGGGCATTCCCTATAGAATCCGCTGCCGATCGTTGACATTTTTGGAAGCCGCGCCAATGATGCCTCCTTTTGACGCACTTCTGAAGAAGATGGATCCGGACTATTTTGATCCGGAGAAGGCGGCAGTTTCATGCTCATGCGCTTTTCCTCAACCACGGCTTTGTTTTTTTATCTGCTTTAGTCCCGGCCACCCTGGAAGCCAATATCCCGCCTTGAACGGCATTGGTCTCTCTGTAGGTGGTGTCCAGGGTGAGAAATTTGAGGCAGTACATTCCGATCATCCGGGTAATCACACAATCCAAATGGAGCCGTTCCTTGTCCTTCCCCACAACATTTTTGGATCGTTCGCTCACCATCTTGCCGTGTTCGTTGTAGACCGCGCCGATCATTTCCTTGATCGCCACGGGTGAATTTTCAACGTAGGCAAGCTGGTCAATCGTGTTGCGGAGAGCGGTGATGGTGAGAGCCTTGGTCCGTTCATCGGTTGGAAAACCAAGCTTCTCGGTCACATCACGCCACAAATCGGTTGTTTTAAGGATATGGGGATATCCCCGGCCGCGCCAAGCTTTCATGGCTTCCAGGCATGCGTGGCCATGGTTGTTCATTTCTGGAATCGCCAGGGACCAATTATAATATTCGCCCAGGGTGGCCAGCATCCGGCCAAAGTCACCGGGATCCGAGCGCAATCGTAGCTGGGCCACCACTTCCCAAGATGATCGGTCCATCACCGGGGCCACATTGAAGGCTCCATCCTTCACGCCTTCGGCCAGATCGGCTGGGATGATATAACGCCGTCCCTCGCGGGGTGGAATCCATATGGTCAGCGGCCCGTCCGGGTCGTCCACCGGCCGGATGGCCTTGTCGTCGTCCTCGAGATAGCCCACCATGATAGGGTCTTTTACCCTCGTTTCCATGATTTCAAGCTTCGGAAGAGGAAACACGTGGCGGCCGCTGGAAAGGAAGGCTTCGCGGGGGAAAGACGGATGCTCTTGAGGCATGAGAGCTTTGTCGGATTGGCGGGACCGCTCCCAGCGCCACCAGTTGATCTGCTCATCCGTTAAGGTGATCTTATAAAGCTTCTGAACGGCCTCCCTCATCCGACCTTCCTCGGAGGTCGCGGCAAACCGTTTGTCCGTGACTGGACGGACGTTGTCCTGATCCATCCACCATGCGAAGAAATGCTGTGCCCACGGCGATTCTATGTTTGGATCCTCAGCTTCAAACCACATCTCAGCAAACTTCTCCATGCCTTTGGCGGTCGTTTCCAACCGGGTCTTGGCTTGCTTTGATCTGGCGTTCAAAACGCCAGTGAGAACGCCCTGGTCCGGCCAATGAGACACTTCCGACCCATGAAACCGCGTGATCTGCCGTCCGCGGCCAAACCCCTTGGCTCCCGATGTCCCGATCCAATAATAGGAGTTCTTTTCCGGGAAATATAACTCCGTGGCGCTGTCCGCTTCCAGCTTCACTTCCATCGGGGTCGGCAACCTTCTCATCGAACGGATATAAAACCTGATCCTCTGCATGTGGATGTGAGTGTCGTCCATGGTATGCGCCATGGTGACCGCGTTGGTGTTCTCTTTAAACATGCAATCGAAAAGGAAGTCGCCTTCAATCTCTGAACTGAACCCGAGTTTACGGGCCTTCAGAATCAGATCGTCGCTGGTCTGCTCTTTATAATATTTTGCTTGGGCTTTGTTTTGGATGAATGGAACGGTGAGTTCGTCTCGGTTGACGATTGAGAAGAATGTCTCGCGGAAAAATTTTGATTCTTTGATTTTTTGGTTTACTGTTTCTGGGGTGAGAGAAGCGCAGGCCGTGGTCATAAGGCCCATGATGGTGAGGAAAACGAAAAGGTGTCTTTTATCAAATTTCAAGCCCTCTTTCCCTCCTTGCATCCACAACGATTTGAAAAAGCTGGTGTACGTTTATGACTTTCTGGATCCCGGTCTCCACTTCGTCCTTCTCTTTCGTCATTCCCAGGAGGACCGCGCCGCGATCCCACCACTTAATTTGCACTTCGTGATCCGGGATACTCTTATTTTTAAACTGGATCCTGGCGTCCAATCCGTACGCAACCTTCTTCACCATGCGGTCAACCGTTACTCCATGCTTGAGACAGGATGCCGCAATGATGGCCCGGACCGCTTCAAACTCTTGCTTAAAAATTGGTTTGCCTGTGAGCGCTTGCTGTTTGTGATATGCCGTGGTCTTGGAATATCCGATTTTTTGCATCGCCTTGGCTATCGGAACTCCCTGGTGAATCATGATCGCGGCTTTCCGCGCGCTTTTCTTTTCCAACCGTTTCCCTACCATAGCTCTAAGGCCTCCTAACCAACAAAAAGGGCCGATCATTGGACGGGCGCACGTTGGCGCTCGAAGAACAATCGGCCCCTAAAAGCCGTTGGCGCGCAGTTTAGGCTGCGCTTAAAAGCGGGTAATTAATCCGCTGTCACATATTCGATACAAAAAGACTATATCACGAGTTCGCGTTTAATTCAATCCCAAAGTTTGGTATTTTTTCTTCCCGGCTGTTCATAGTTCTCGCAAAAAGTTCCAACCTTTTTAAAATGTCTTAAAAGATCGTCGTTGGCTTCATAATAATACGCCCTCACCTTGGCGTTGAAATTTTTGCACTCACAAACAGCTTGGAAGCGATCAGAATATGAATCTTCAATTCTTACGATGCGGCCGCCGTGAGCGAAGTCCGGTAAATGACCAGCGCCGTGAGATATTCCCCTTATTGAAGATTCATATTTGGACACGCTCACGGCGGCCGCGATCACAATTTATCCAGATCGTCCATCTTATCCTTTCCCGGTGTCGGGATATCCGTAACCAATCCCTCCGTGGTGAGCAGAAGCCCGGCAATGGACGCGGCATTCTGCAAAGCCGTCCGCGTCACCTTCACCGGATCAATGACGCCGGCCTTTATAAGATCTTCGAATTTCATGGTTGCCGCATTGAACCCAAAGTTTGGAATCGCTTTTTCTTTCAAGATTTCATTTACGACAACGGAATCATCCGCGCCAGCGTTGGTGGCTATGACGCGCACCGGCTCGGACAAAATTCTCTTGATGATATCCATCCCCACATTTTCGTCAGGATGTTCCATCCGGTCAACCCGGTCGAGTTCCAGCGATGCCAGGAGCAGAGCAACTCCGCCGCCAACAACGATCCCCTCATCAACGGCGGCCTTTGTGGCATGCATAGCGTCCTCCACCTTAAACTTCTTGGCCTTCATTTCGGTTTCGGTGATCGCGCCGACGTTGATAACCGCAATGCCTCCGGTGAGTTTTGCCAGCCGCTCATGGAGCTTGCCTTTGTCGAATTCAGAATTGGAGTCCTCGATCTGTTTGCGGATCCCGGCCGCGCGGTCCGCGATCATGCCCTTGTCGCCTTCCGTGCTTACGATGATCGTGTTCTCTTTTGAGATAACGACACGCTTGGCTTTTCCCATCCACTCCAATTCGGCCTTGTCCAGGCGCCGGCCCTGCGTTTCGGACACCACGCGGCCGCCGGTCAGGATGGCAATGTCTTGAAGCATTTCACTTCTTCGATCCCCAAAGCCCGGGGCCTTCACCGCGGCACAGCAAAAGACTTTGTTCAGATGGTTCAGCACCAGCGTTGCCAACACCTGATGATCAATGTCCTCCGCGATAATCAGGAAAGGCTTCTTTGAATCTGAAAGCTGTTTCAGAATCGGGATCAGCTCCCGGACGTCCGTGAGCCTCTTATCCGTGATGAGGATATGGGGATCATTCAAAATGACTTCTTGCCTCTCCGTGTCTGTGATGAAAAATGGCGAGGCGAAGCCGCGCTCAAACTGCATCCCCTCAACAATCTCAAGCGTGGTCTCTGCGGATTTTCCTTCCTCCACGGTTACCACTCCATCCGACCCGACTTTTAGGATTGCATCCGTGATACGCGTTGCGATTTCTTCATCATTTGCGGAGATATGGGCGATATTAAAAAGTTGATCGGCAGCCTCCTTCTTATCCGACATGTTCACATGAAGCGCCATTATTTTGAGTAGGCCAACAACGATTTCTACAGCGCGGTCGATCCCGCGCTTGATGTATACTCCGCTGGATCCGGCCGTGATGTTGCGGTATCCCTCCCGCATGATCGCTTGGGCCAGGACACACGCGGTTGTGGTCCCGTCCCCGGAGACGTCGTTGGTCTTGCTGGAAACCTCCCGGATCAGCTGCGCGCCCATGTTTTCAAAAGGATCTTCAAGCTCAATCTCCCTGGCTATGGTCACACCATCGTTGGTCACGATTGGGGATCCGAACTTCCGGTCCAGGACGATGTATCGTCCCTTGGGCCCCAGAGTGGCCTTTACCAGGTCCGCCAGCTTGTCGATCCCTGCCTTTGCGGCTGCGCGCGCCTTATCTCCGTATGCTATCTGTTTCGCCATTTTTGAATTTCTCCTTTGATATGGTTTTTCAGTTTGTTTTTAAATCGTTCCCAATATATCGTCCTGTCTCAAGATCAGAAGCTTTTCGCCGTTGATGTGAATCTCTGTTCCGAGATTCTTGCCGTACAAAACTTTATGGCCGGCCTTCACATCCAGCCTGATCAGCTTGCCCGAGTCGTAGACCCCGGGACCGGCCGCCAGGACAACGCCGCGCTGCGGTTTTTCTTGGGCACCGGGCGCGAGCTGGATCCCGTCCACTTCTTCCTTTTGCGGTTCGGGCCGCACCAACACCCGATCCGCCAGGGGTTTAAGTTTTTCGATTACGGTGTTTTTTTTCATTTTTGAATTTCTCCTCTGCGTCTTTTTCCGGTTGGGGTTTGTTCAACCCACAAAAAACACACCGGCCCGTGACGATTCCAAATAAATGATCGCGGCATCTCTTCATTCGTTCCTCATCGTCCTGACACCAACAGCTGCACTCGGGCGCGCACTTGCACAGTTCGTGATCCCCAAGCCGACAGCCCATGCAAATTGTCAAAACTGTTTACCCGGACCCGGACCCGGACCAATCTTGACGGCCCGCTTTATCCCGTCAAGCGGATTGATTTTAGGTGAGTCAAACCTTCTCATCTGACACCTCCGTGGATAGGGCCTTTAAGATTACTTCTCCGCAAGTTTTACACAGTCCGCATTCGTCAATCATTACCCTGCGGGCTTTCATAATTCGCTCCCTCAACTCCCGCCTGTCTTTCTCAATGGCTTGGCACTTAGGCACAATTTCACCGATGATAACCTGATGCGGAGAAACCGGACGGGCATGATCCCCAAGGCCCAATGCCACAAGAATATAACCGATGTCATCCTGAATTAAATTATTCAACTCCCACCTGTCTTTCTCAGCGGAGGCGAGTTCTTTTAAAAGTGGGTCTATGTTTTCCAGGTAACATTGTTTGCATATTCCTTCAAATGCTGGCAAATGAACACAGTACCATTGTTTTTTAAACTCGCTCATGCGGGCTTTCCCTCAATCGCCCTGGCTTTTGCGGCAGTTTTCATCTCTCGCCCCCTTAAAACAAAACAGGTTGTGTTGGATGGCTTCTTGAAATCAGCAAAAAGCATTGGCGGAACTATGGACATTCTCGCGGAATCAATTATCCGCGCATAGATTTCATCAATCTCTTTTTGAGATATTGCTAGTTTAGTTTTCATATAAAATCAGCCGGCTCTTTTCTGGCTCCTTGAACTTCCGGCGAATCTCCGGTAAGTTTACGCTTGCCTTCTCGTCTTTCTACTGTTCCGGTTCTCGGCAAAACCACAGGATTCTCGCATATCTTTATCAGCTCTCCACGAATAAAATGTTCTCTGCCAGTAGATTGTTCAGAATAATCCACGAGGCCATAGATGCGTTTCTTCATGTCGTTAATACGGTCAACGGCTTCCTGGAAATGCGTCTGCATCCTCGTGTATTCCTTGACCATTTTAAGATTGTCGGATTCAAGTCTTTTTATTTCTTCTCGGCACTCTCCGTGAATATCTGATTCTGGTTTTTCGTCAAAGCTCATTATATCCCTCCCTCAAAGTGTCCCGGCGGGCGAATGGAGCTTCACTATCTCAAGTCTCAGCTGATGCCGTGACACGGACTTACAGAGATATTTCCACACCCGCCGGGATTTAGTCATTGAAATTAAATATACGCCTCATCACTCTCTGGACGAGTGGGCTTCCTCAGCTCACGGCCAAGAGCATAGCTGCATAACTATTTTGTCCTCGGGTTCCCCGTCAAGAATTAGAATGTCCGGGGCGGCCGGGATCCACTTTGTGGAATCATCGGGCAATATCCCCGCCTTTACGATTGAGTCAATGAGCCACTTCCCGGTATAATTGTCGTTGTCCCTGCGGCGCCGCTTTATAAAGCAAAGATCAATCGAGACGCTCACCGGGACCGTGAATGGTTGGATGTGTTGCGCTTTAAGAAACACCCCGGCGTTTTTCTGGAACCTGTCATGCTCCTTTTTTCTGGCCATGAAGTGCATGCTCAATATTTTGTTTTCGGACGGATAAAGAAATGGAATTGTCACAACCACTGCCCGGCGCCGGTAGTCAGTCACCGTGACCTTCTTTGCCAGCCCGCCGGTGATCATTCCTTTTCCATCCCCGCCAGTTCCAGCTGCGCGCGCTTGCCGCCAACGTACCTATCGGCCTCGTGTTTGACGATTTCAAGATTCCGTATCGCCGCTTCGGACATGACGGGGGCTGTCCCGCCGTCAGAGTATTGATCGAACGGGATATGGGGAGTGTTAAAGCAGAATGGCGCGTTGGATGCTCTCAGTTCCACCACCCCGGTAATGACCGCGCCCTCAACGCCTGTTTCTTCGTGGCAGCTGAAGCTTACGCCGGTGATCTTCATCCTCTGCGGGGCCCAATCGAGCGGCAGCTCGAGGATATCGTAGACGTCTCTCACCAGCGCGCTCATGGCCGCGTCCAGATCCGGGTGCGGGGCTTCCGGGCATTTGTAGATAACCTCTTTGTCCGCCTTCCCGTCCTTTTCAAGATACCGGATTTCAACAGCCTCCGGTTTAACTTTTACCTTCGTGATTATTTTTGACATTCTCTTCTCCTTAACGAACGTGGCCTTATGTTTTCCAAATTACCGTATTCTTTGTTGACCAAGCTTTTATATTTCATTGCTATTTTAAAAAACTCTTTTGAAAACTCTACCTCGCACATTTTTAAAACACTAGGCGTAAATTTATGCCCCATACCAATACGAGTGTATTTTTTAGGCACCATTCTATTTTTAAGCCATGTCCGTAGCCCACGTGCTTTTTGCGTCAGCCGACGTGCTTTTTTCGTCATCAGAACTCCGTTCTCACGATCGCCAGAGCCACCATGGGAGCCTCATTCAATCGTTGAGGCTGGCGCCGCGCTGGACGTCCGGTCCCGGATCCACAGATACCTCATCCGCGCTGCCCGCCGTTGCCATATAGACTTGGTGGCTAAGAAGCTCTTCCAGAGTGACGACGCAATACCGATTCAAGAAGTTTCCTTTGTCGTCAAACTCTGCCCCTATGGGGGCCTTGTGGCACTTGCAGCGGCGGACAGGTTTATTTGGATTTTTCAATTGCCCTCCGTCAGAATTTTGATCGAACGGGATATGGATTTTTCAATTTTCTCCGCCTTGGTTATTTCTCGGTCCAGGTACCACCGCGCCTTTTTCAGATTTTCAACATAGCTTCCCTTGTGCGGTGCCCGGGCGATGTACTTGATTGCGTTGCCGAGCATAAAGCCAAGCTTCCAATCTTCTATGACGTTGATCACTTCGATGGTTCCAAACGTGTAATGCGGCGGACGGTTCACCATGTCCGGGACCGGCGCAGGGGAACTGTTTTCTATCGGGACGCTTCTCCATGGCCCCGGGGTATATTTGTTTTTCATCTGTGTTGAAGCTGGGGGACAATCGCGGCCGCCTCTTCCATGGATTTCATAATTTTTCGCATGCAGGTTGACAATCCACATTGGGCGCATCTAAGCCAGAGGGAGTGTGTCTTTCCATCCAGCCCATTGCTGATTTCGATCCCAAAATGATGACCACCACACGTGCAAACGATCACTCGGGTTTCGAGCGCTACTGATTCTTCTTCCATCATTATTTCTTTACCCCTCCCCTCATGCCGTCGCGCGGCGGTTATGGATTCGCTTCATAAAAAGCTTCCGCAAAACCTATCGGGCAACGGCTTCTGATTTGCATATCTCTCGATGATGTCTGGATAAGCCCCTCATTCCTTTTTCCAAGAGTGCATCCAGAAGGCAACGGATTAAAAAGTATGGGACGTTTTGGAAGATTAAACATTCCCCATAAAGCCGTTCTTTTGGAAAGCCCCCCCCCCGTACTCGTTTTGCGGATATTCAAATACCGGACGTCCTAGAAATAATCTCAACATTCCTGTTGCCGGATTCTCTAAAGCCCAAAACGCAAGAGGAGATTTTCTTTGAGAGCCAACAATCCGATACTGACACTCCCAAATTATCCGTAGACACTCTTTAACAAGTCTCATGCCTTCCCGTAAGTCTCTCGGAGTTTTGGCGGAAGTTCTGGCAATGGAAAACATTGTGCAAGGCGGATTTGCAATGATTCCGTATACGTTCTCCGGTGGATGATAATTCTCGACACCAATGTCCTCGCCGATAATGCGAACGTCATAGCCTGCATCGGCGTAAGGCTTTGAATCTGAACCTTCCTTGGCACAAAGATGCAGAATGATTCTATCTTTCATCTCTCGCTCACGCGCCGGGGTGGGTCCGTCTCGCTGATGTTTTTGTAAGGGCCGCCGAGAATCTTCCGCTCTGATTTTTTCCGCGAGACGGATTCTACGATCCAGCCTTCAGGACAGACCTTTATCCTCGCCATTCTTTCTCCTTTGCGATGGCGTCCGCTTTGGCCAGAGCCGATCGGCGCATCTCTTCCTGGTTTGGCGGCGCCGGCAGCTTCTTGAACCCGGACGCTATAGTGTCCGCCAGGGTTTCAGCGGCCTTTAAGTCCGCGCCTGGAATGGCTGCCAGCAGCGCGCTTTCATGCTTTTTGGCTCTTGTTTTGACCTCCGCCATGTCCATGAGCCTCGGAAGCATCTGAAGCAAGCCCTTAGCGTTTCTCCCCACGTTGTCCATGACCCACTTATTTTCAGGGCATCTGATCTTGTCCCAGAAGAGGTCCAGTAAAGCCATGGCGGTGGGGAGTCCGTAGGAGAGGATCCTTGCCAACATTCCCGCGTCAACCTTCCCCCAGGGGTATTCCCCACCGGAAAGCTTCCAAGTCCTTTGCTGGTAATCTTTTAAAAAATTGAAGTCCTCTGGTTTGTGTTTTTTTCGGCTTTTAGGTTTGATTGATAAACTGTCCCCCTCTTCCGGGGAAGGGGGGATAAAGGGGGGATGTTGTTGTTTCTGTTGTTTTACATTGGTCTTGTTAGGCGGTCTGTGTGACCGGTGGTGATCGGCCGGTTTTATGGCTGAAATACCCTCATTTTGACTGTTTTGACCGGCGGTCTGTGTGACCGGTGGTTTATCCTGTGGATAACTCTGTGGATAAGTTCCTTCTTTTTCGTCTATTGATTCGCTTGTGGATAACTCTGTGGCGCCCATCCACGATGCTTGGTCTAAAAGGTGGTAGACGCTTCTGGCGAAGCGGCCTTTTTCCTTCACTTTTTCGATCCGGATGATGGCGTGTTTTTCCAGGGCTCTAATCCCGCGCCGGACACTGCTTTCGGACATGCCTAATTTTTTCCCTAACAGGCTTTGGGAGGGCCATGCCTTTTGGTCATTGTCCGCATGGCGGCAAAGGCAGATATAGACGAGCAGGGCTTTTACTCCGATGATGGCCGCCCACTGGTCCATCAAGCTGTTATCGATCCAAAACCATCCGCGCGGGCGACGATCCCGTACTTCGAATTCGTTGTCGCTCATTTTATTCCCCTTCCCAGGCTATTTCTTGAAACGTCATAACTATAACACAAAAAGTTTACAAAAAGTACATCACTTTGAAACAAAAAAAAGGCGCTCACCGCCCGGAGCCCAGAACTCCAGCCTACAGGACTGTTGCCTTCTTCTCCGGAAAGATTTGACACTGGGTTGGAGGCGGAGAGCGCCGGCTGTTTAATTTCTGTCAAAGATAAATCCTCACCAACCGTTTTGCGGCCTTGCGGATTCTATCAAAAAAACCCACCAGTGTGTAGGGACGCACATATTTCCGGTCGTAGTTTCGGCGGTATATAACGTGACACGGGCCGCACAAGCGCATTGAAATTTTAGTGTCGCGGGCGTTACCGCACTTTTTGCAAAACATGCCGAGACTCATTTCGGGAACTCCCGGACTCGGATGCTTTCGGGCCACTCGGACATATCGCTGCCTTTATAATTTTTGATGCCGAGATATTTGCCGTGGGCTTCCTGAATTTTGCCTCCGTTCTCAAATTTAAATTGAGGCCTGGATCCAACCTGTTTTACAAACACAGGAATTCCGTTGGTTTGGCATTGGTGGACAATCGATTCGATCCAGTCCAAGCTGGTGGCGCGCGCTCCGGGTCCGGTCTCGCCGCCAACAATGCACCAATCGATTGCCGGCTGCCACCGCTCTAAATTTATATGCTCAAGAAGCGGCTCACAAGAAATAAACCGGACCACAGCCGGCGTCATGATCAGCTTTGGGATCCGCTTGTCCGCCGAGGCCTGGTCCTCAACAGAGACGCCCCACCAAATGTTTGGGTGGTCGTGTTGTACAATTTTGGCCATTCTCTCGGGCCGCTTGGTCAGCACTTGAAATGTGTGGTGTTTCGCCAGCGTCATGCGGCCGATAATGTCGTAGATATATTCGGTTGGGATTTTTTCATGAAACAGATCGCTCATGGAATTGACGAAGATGCGGCGCGGCTTCATCCAATTCAACGGATCGTCCAGCCTCTCCGGGCGGATTTGGACGTCCGTGAATTTTCGATCTTTCCAGAAGCGCTTGGCCAAGGTTTCGGCATAGCAGTTCGCGCAGCCCGCGCTCACTTTCGTACAGCCGGTGACAGGATTCCACGTGGCATCCGTCCACTCTATGTCAGATTTTACGCTCATTGGAGCGGCCGGCCTTTCAGGATTTCAAACACTTCGAAGGATCCATCCGCTACGATCCTGTACCGGACCACAACACGGCACTGATCCTCGGTTGAAATCTCCCAGGCTGCCTTGGCAAAGTCCGGGACCAGGCTTTTAAATTCCAGTTCAGAGGACGCGGCATTTTCGCAACCCTTGATAATGTAGGAGCCATTTCCGCCGTTTTCGGGGAATTGAACATCTGTTACGGAAATCTCAATTTTTTGATCGCTTAGGGTTTCGGGGTTTATATCTTCAGCGGATGAGGGCGCGGCGCCGGCTGTTTTCAAATCCTGGTTTTGAGGCGCGTAACCCAAAAAGAATTTGTCTCCCCGGATCCCCTGCACTTGAGCCATGGTAAGCTGGTGTTCAAGCCTCAAAATATAATGCGTGTTCGTTTTGCCTTTATACTGGATGGCCTGGGGAATGCGTTTAAGTTTAAAGGGGATCATGGAAATGCGGCCGGCAATGCTTCGGGCCAGCGCCAGCCCGCTGTTTATGTTCAGGATGGAGTTGTAACTCCGCATGTCAATCTGATATATCCCGGCAATGCTTACACGGGGAAGCATGAAAGACAGGGTGCCAACAAGGTTGCATGCGGATTTTCCTTTCCCGTCTTTGTCCAGCAAAGGACACGGACAGGATATCTCCACCATGGCGTTTGGATCCGCCGGGATATGGTCCTTAACCAGCTCAATCTGGTCCCCCAGGGCCCCGGCAGCGCGCAGGGCGCTCTCCCCATCCCCCTTGCAGCGAAGAGATGGCCCCGCGTACCACTTGTAGGCTTGGGGAAAGCATTCTTGCTCGTTGTCCAGCGGGAACACGATATCCAGTTCGGTTGGATCCTCGCCGTAGATTGCCTCCACTTCCGGGGGACACACGAAATGCTGGGTTTCCCTTGGATAATATGAGTTTTGGGCGTCGTTTGCGACTTTGACGCCAAGCCGTATTTTTCCCAGGCGCGGCATTCGAAGATTGTCCGAAAGGCCCTTAACGCTCGAGTATCGGTTGCTCACTTGTGGCCCCTCATGGCGCGGATGGAATAGCGCATGTAGTGAAGGTTTATCGCGTACCGCTTTGCAAACGTCGTCCGCTGATTGACGTCTCTTGCATTCGGGAACATTTTCCGCGCGGCCTTCCACCCTTCCCACCAACACCAGATGCCGAACCGATGCGTCCAGATCACGACGACAAGCGTTATCCCAACGATGGACAGGCTCAAGACTCCCTCAATCCCCATAAATGTAGCCCTCCTTCTGGATTTTTTCCAGGAACATTCTCATGTTGATTGCGGATACGGCCAGCTCCAGGCACCCGGCAAGACATTCCTGGACGTTCGTTGTCAGCGTTGGATCCTTTAAGCACATGGTGATGTCGTCTTTTAAAACATTGATCGCATCGACGTTCATGAAAGACCTCCCAACATTCCTTTGTCTCGGAGTGTTCGCCACCGATCTTCAAGCATCGCCGACAAGAGGCGAGCGTCGGCCAATGCGTCCACCGGATCCCGGTCCAGGCTGGCGATAAACTGATCCTTCACCCAATTATGGGTGCCGGGATCTGACAAAACTTTCCTCGCAAACGAACCGGCAGCGGGCCGGATCACCTTGAAGCCGCCATCGCCACCGGTCTCCCCCGGCCCATGCCCACAACACGGATAATCCTCGCACATCATCGTATTTGCCTCCTTTGTTCATGTGTTCGCGCTGCCTTTGAGTTAAAAAGAAGCCCCACACCCTGGAAGCCAGACGCAACTCGGCGTACCGCGCTGCGCTCCTGCGAGAGAAGTGTGGGGCATAAAAAAAGCCGATCCCCGATGATTGGGATTCGGCTGAAATTCGTTTTTTCTCGCAGGACTTTTTTCGCTTCCATTTTGGCACTCCTTATACTTGGTGCCCCCCGACCCGTTAAATATACAAAAAGAACGATGTTGTGTCAATACCCCTGTAAAAATAAATTATCCGACGGAGAAAACAAAAATGAAAAAAATAAACCACCGGAAAAAGATCGTCAAGTCTCCGGTGGTTTATTTACCTTGGGATGAGATAATTAAACTTTTTTCACCAAGTTCCAAACAATTTGTCAAACTTAAGGCCGCCCTTGATCCCGCCCAAAACTTCCCCGGAAGTGAAGCCGTGAGCGATCCATGGGCCGAGCCAGATATTTTCCCATTTGCTTTCGCCGACAAGTTTTTGGGCCAGAGCCAAGTCATTTTTACAAATGTCCTCAATGAGGCGGTTGATCCGTATGGTCCCGCCGAACATAAGGGATCCCCGAGATTTGGCATCATAGCCGGTGACATATCCGAAGTCGGCATTGATGTAGCGGGTGACGTAGACCACGGGGATCTGGCCCACGACGGCGTTCCTTCCACCGATCATGTCGCGGGCATACCCGGCCTCAACGCTGGACGCAATGGCCCAATCCAGGACGTTCCCTTCGGTTTGGGTGAAAAGGTCTTTCCAGTTGTCTACGGACACCGCCATAGCCGGCGCCGCGCCCAACCAGAACGACAGCATGAACAGCCCAATCAGTTTTTTCATCATTTTGCGTTACCTCCATTATTTTCCTCAATAACATCGAGGAATTTTTTTATCACATAAAGAGCTATGCCCACAAACCCGTCCACGGAGGCCAATTGCTTCACCACAAGATAGCAGTACGTCAGGACAACAGCCATGGTTATGACGAGCTGGACCGTGTCTTTAAAGCCGATACTCCAGATTCCGGTGGAAGCGTTGCCGGGGATGTCCTTTTTCATTGGCTCAGCTTTTCCAGCGCATCATCTAGCTTCTGTTGCGCTTTTTGCAGAGGCACAACGTCCCGGATTGGTCTGGACAGGGCATCCCGGATCTGCTTCTCGAAGTCCTGACCCCTCACCACGGAATTGATGTTGGCCTGGATGGCCCGGTGCATCCGCTCCATGTCCCCATAATGCAGGGTGGCCGCGTCCATGAGCGCCGCGCGCTCGGTTTCCACGGTCCCCATGAGCTTGCCGGTCATTGCCTCCACTTCCCTGGATATGGCTTCCACCATGTCCCGGACAACGAAGGCGCGGTCCATGATGCCGCCCTTGTCATTGCAAGCGATCTTGGCGAAGTCTCCCTTAACGTCCGGATCCTCAAGGAAGCGGATTATCAGCTGGGGCACCAGGTGGTAATGAAGCAGGGTTTTGATGCGCCCGCTGCTTTGCTCCGCCCATCCATCTATGATCTCAAGGTTCATGCGCTTGGATTCAGCGATCTGGTTGCCCAGGAGAGCATTGAGCTCCTGGGTCTGTTTAGGGAGCGTCACACACCCGGCAAATACCAGGCAAAGGGCAAGGAGAATGCCCCGGCTGATCACAACATCACCTTCTTAGCCAGCTTGAACCCCTCTTTGAGAACTTTCACCCCTTCAGCGGTGGCTTTGGCCCCGAACACATGGAACGCCGTCACCAGCTCGTTTTTGCTTGTTGCCTTATCCACCGCGGCGATCATATCCCCCATCAGTTTCCGGTCCGCGGCCACCGGGAACATCTTGTCCAGGTTGGTTGTCTTGAGTGCCTTGATATCATCTTCGAATTCCTTCATCACCGCTTCCCCCGCCCGCTTGGCCGCGCCGTCGTATTTTCCCATAGCTCACACCTCCTCCGGAATCAGGCTCGAATCGCCTGTAAAATCAGTTTGGGATGCGCCCGGTATCCGACGAAATTGTTCCAGGCCTCCCAGTTCTTGCGCGGCCGGATGATAACTTGGCCTGTGACGAAAGAAGTTCCCTTTTGACGCGCGCGAGACTCAATGATGAAGAGATCGTCCAACACCATCCCCACGTGGTAAACTTTTGTGATGTTTTTCCCTTCCGCCGCAAATGCCAAGTCTCCCAGCTGGGGGTAGTCCACTTTGATCGTGGCGTTAAACTGGTTCTTCGAGCCGTGCACCAGGGTTACTCCGTTTTTTTTGTAACAGCCCGTGGTCAGGCCAGAGCAATCCAAGGAAACCGGCCTCTTGGAAAAGTCCATCCACTTGCCTTTCCCGGTCCAGGGCGTCTTAGGGTCGTCGTCCTCCCTGGCATACGGGATACCAATGAGCTGGCCGGCCTCAAGTACGATGGCCTGGCGGATCACGAGAATCTGGTGTTCCGTCAGGACAATTTTTGTGGAAGTGCTTGATCGTGGTTTCACCCCACCAATGGGAAGTGACCGCTTCGACAAATTGGTCATCTCTGATCTCCTTTAGGCACCGGTAGCAGGTCACCCACGGTGGCTCATTGTAAATTTGAAAAGCACGGCTAAAATGGACAAAAGACCCACCAAAACTGTGATCCACTTCCAATGCCCGTCAACGTGCTTCTCGATCTTTTCAGAGACGGAAATGATGTGGTTCTTGTCGTTTGCGCGGTTCGTTTCGAGAGCCGTGAGTTTGTTGCCATGTTCTTCAAGGCGGGGGCCTATCCCGGATTTGAACATCCGGAATTCTGTCTTTAGCTCGCCAATGGCGACTGTAAGAATTTTTATCTCTCCTGTCAGCCCGCCGATTACCTGTCCAAAACTCTCGCCGGCTTTATAATCGTCGTTTGCCATTATCTCCTCCCAAATATCCACCAATTCACTGTCTTGGAATCAGCCCCGGACGTGTTGGTGAGAGTGAACGAGCTTGCCCAAACCCGGCAAGTGACGGTCTTGCTGGAAGTGTTCATTTCGGAAAAAATCGGGATCCAGTTTGCCTTTAATCCAACCACGGCCACAATCGCGGAAGCGTTGGCCGCCAGCGTAACACTGGAACCGTAAACGTCGGCGTTGTTGAACTGCGTTGAATTCCCGGAAGAAACGAAGATCCGTGATCCATCGTTCTGGCGCAGCTGATCTACGATCTGATAAATGCGCCGGAAGTTCTCTGAAATGGCCACGTCCGGCACCTCGTATGGGGGCTGCTCTTCACCGCGCGCGACTCCGAGCGCCGCGAAAAGTAGTACAAGCCACGTTAAGAACACTGAGGCAAAGTATATTTGAAGCCAATATCGTTTCATGGCACCAAGACCATGTCCTTCCTGCTCGCCCTCCGATCCTTGCGCCTAATTCGTTTTTCGGCTTGCCGCTCAAGTTTCTCTCCCTTCTTGGCGCGCCGCTTCTCTTCCAGGCCATAGTCCGTCACCTTGATATAGCGCGAAATCACCGGGGCATAGCGAACTATCTTAACGATGGTGGAGTCCCCGGGCTTATCAAAGTACCCCCAGCTCACGGAGGCGCCGGCCTTGTTCAAAACCCACCTTCCCATC